GGTCAATGAGGTGCTTGCGGAGTTGCGCCTTGACACGGTTCATGGCCTCGGTCTTCTCCCTGTCGGCCTGTGACTTCATGAAGTCGGTGACGGTCTTCGACAACTTGCCGATTTCTCCCTCTTCGCCTGTGAGCTTTGCGAGAGCATTGGCGACTGCGTTGCCGATTCGCTCGTCCAGGTTCTCTGGTTCTTTGCTTCCGTCTTCACCCTCCTTCTTGTCGGGGTGCTGGCTCTTGTACTCTTCAACGGCCTTCTCTACGGCCTTTGCGATACGGTCTTCAACATCTTTCCTGTGCTGCTCATCGTACTGCTTGGCGTAGTCGGCCTTGAACTTCTCTGCGAATGCCTTCTCGTCGTGGCGCTTCTGCCCTGCGAACTCGTTAAGAGCGGCAACGGGGAATTTCCACGTCTCGTCGGTAATTGCCGAATCATCGGCAAACATGGGAAGGTACACGTCAGCGATACCCTCAAACGTCTTGTCACTGATGGACTTGCAGTTGTCTTCTCCAACCTTAGTCCTGAGATTTTGAATGAGAATGTCTCTCTCCATAGTTGATTTGAATTGATTTCTTTTTTTAACCTACGTTTCTCGCAGGCAGATACTTTGGTGCAAAGATATGCAAACAAAAGAGTATTTTTATACAAATTTGTGGAAACAATCCGCTCGTTTCCAAAATGCCTAAATCTATCGAAAATATTCATACTAAATTTGTTACCTAAATAAATGCAATCAAATGACAACAAAGGATTTATCGGATTTTCATACCAGAGATGGCAAGCCCATCTACCCTCTTGAGTATATTGTCGGCCTTCGTGAGAAGGAAGACAAGGCATCGTTCATCGCCCAAAGCGGCGCACAGGAACTCGGATTGAGCAACACCGCTGACATTGTTGTGTTCGGCGGCAACCGAGGCGGCGGTAAAGCGAACAGCGTAAACACGCTTGTCGCAACACCAAACGGATATAAGAAAATGGGCGCACTTGAAATCGGTGATGAAATTTGCACTCCATACGACGGCGTGCAAAAGGTGAGCGGTATCTACGACCAAGGCTGGCAAGCCGCATATACGGTCTGCCTCGATGACGGCACTAAGGTCGTGTGTATGGATGACCACCGCTTTTGGGCAAGGCTCGGCGAAGGCGAGGATTTCAGGGAAATGACCGCAAGGGAAATTTTCGACAGGTATGTCATCAACGCGAAATATCCAGTATCGTTGCGCCAAGATGTGTTTGAATACGCCGAAATCCCTTTGTGCGGAGAAGTGGCGATGAATGAGGATATGACACCCGACAAACTGCCCATCCATCCGTTCGCGCTCGGGCACATCAGCGGTGACGGCACATGGACGTTCGGGAAAGAAGGTATCACCCTGCGCGGAGGCAACCACTACACATCATACCATTTGTCCTTATTGGGCTATAAAGTGACACTCAAGCCGAGATCAAGGCACGTTTGGCAGATACGCGGCATCCCTCTGGATGTCTGCAACCAAATCACGACACGCAGAACAAGGCAAGACGCGCATATCCCCGATATGTACAAAACCGCATCGGTGCAGTCGAGATGGGAATATCTTTGGGGCGTGATTTCGATAAGCGTCCGTGCAAGAAGGGGAAAGAAGAACCCTGGCCCTTACATTTGCCTAAAGAACAAGAAGTTCATCGAGGAAATCGCAGACCTCGCCCGTTCGCTCGGAATCTATGCGACGGTTTACGAGGAAACCGAAGATCAGGAAAAGTGGGGCTGGTGGAACGTGTCGCTCAAAGCGCCGAACGACGCAGAACTGTATCCGTCTTGTAAGGTCAATTACAGCAAAAGCGCTAAAGTGAATGCCAACAAAGCGACAAGCCCTTACTCAAAGGGTATATTGACGAAGAAAATCCTGCAAATCAAAAAGGATAATGTCAAGCGCCAGTTCCGCTGCATCACGGTCACTGGCAAAGACCACTTGTATCTCACTGAAGGCTACAACATCAACCACAACACTGTGACTATGCTCATGGAGCCGCTGTACGACATCAGCAACAGGCATTTCAACGGCATTATCTTCCGTAAGAACAAGGATGACTTCGAGAACATCATCAACGAGAGTAACATGTGGTTTGATAAACTCGGCAAATACAACAAGTCGAAAGACGATATGACGTGGAATTTCCGCTCTGGCGCGAAACTCGGTTTTTGGTATTACGACATGCCGATGGTGGACTTCGACATCAAGTTCCGTGGTCAGCAGTTCGCATACATCGGCATCGACGAGTTGCCGCAGATTCCGTTTGAGATGTTCAAATTCCTGATGACTTGTAACCGAAACACGTTCGGTGTGCATTCCCGCATCCTCGGCACCTGCAATCCAGACCCGCTGAGTTGGCTGAGAAAGTTCGTTGACTGGTGGATAGGGAAAGAAGATACCATATACTCTGATGGTCAGACCCATCCCGAACTGAAAGGGTTCGCCATCCCCGAACGTGACGGAGTGGTAAGGTACTGCTATATGCACGACGACTCGGTTGATAATATTGTTTGGGGCAACACGCCAGAAGAAGTGTATGAGCAATGCAGGGAACTTATTGATGACGCATGGGACCCAGAATGGGAGAAATACGGCTACACGAAGACATCATTTTTCGTCAAGTCGGTCACGTTCATCAAGGCATCACTGAAAGACAACAAGGCACTCTTGAAGAACGACCCGTCGTATGTCGCAAACCTGCTTAACCAACCACCCGAAATCAGAGCAAGGGAGTTCGACGGCAACTGGGACATCATCAAGACAAGCAGCGACATGATACAAGCCAGCCACCTTGATAGCGTGTTCCGTAATGCGCAAAAGACTGACGATGGTGTGCGTAGGGCATCGTGTGACGTTGCAGGTACTGGCGGCGACAACTGCGTGACGTGGCTGTGGATAGGATGGCATGTGGCTGATGTGTTCGTGTGCCGAAGAGACCCGTTCAACACGGCTTCACTTCTCAAAGCCAAGTTGCAGGAATGGGGAGTACTTGAGCAAAACTTCACCTATGACCTTAACGGCATGGGACAGGTGCTTAAAGGCGCTTTCCCGAATGCCGTTCCGTTCAACAACCTTGAAGCAGTTGCGAAAAAGGACAAGAACCTGTACGACAACATCAAGTCGCAGTGCGCGTACAAGTTCGCCGAGCGCACACAGCAGTGCGAATGGAGTATCGAGCATACCTTGCTTAACCGCAAGTACCAAATCGGCAAGGAAACGCGCACATTGTACGACATCCTGCAAACCGAGCGCAAATGCGTCCGTCAGGACATGTCGAAAAGCGACAAGGGCTGGTGCCTTATCCACAAGGAGCAGATGAAGCACAAGTCGCTTGTAGGCCATTCGCCCGACTTCTTTGAAGCATTGTTCATGCGTGAGATATTCGATGTCAAGAAGACGCAGGCGGTCGTTCCCGAATGGGCGAGGTCATCACACAACAAATTCGTACACCGAAGACTCATTAGAAGATAAACAAATACTATGGCAGAAAACATCACTCAACCGAAACTCAGGGAACTCTTGACAAAGAGACCCTTCACGAGAATCATGCCTGGGGGTCAGTACGACCACGGCTACATTGACGGCGACAACAAGGAGATTATCATCCCGCACGACACTATCCGCAGGAAAATCGTCACGCAGGAGGATTTCTTGCGCGAACTCGACCCTGCCGGTCACCTCATCAACGACAAGGAACTCTATCCCGACATTTGGGTCAAAAACGAGGATGACGGCAGGTGGTATGTGCAGGAGATTCCGCGCTACGCTTTCTCGTTCCAGCAGATTATCCTCGTCAAGCACTTGACGCACCTTTGCGGCAATGACGTGCAGTTTGAGCTTTCCGACAAGAAGGCCACCGACAAGGCGACAAAGACCTACACCGAACACCGCAACGGATGGGCGAACAAGAACATGGAAATCGGCTGGTATCAACTTGTCAAGTCGGTAAAGGCGACTGGCGATGGTGCTTTTGTCGGTTTTATGGACAAAGGCAAATTCGGATGGAAGGTACTTTCGTTCCTTGACGGCGACAAACTCTATCCGCACTATAACCTGCGAACGGGCAAACTCGACACGTTTGCAAGGACATACACAGCCATTGATGAGAAAGGCAATGTGTCTAAGCGATATATTGATGTTTGGGACGATCAGTACTACTACCGATTCGTTGCAGACGGCGACCCTTCAACCATCACTGGCAAAGTCGTTCAAGCCATTGTCAAGGTGTTCTCAGCCGATGGTTACAAACTTGAGGAAAAGACTCCGCACCAGTTCGACAGCATTCCTGTGGCATACATGCGTGACGATAACGGCCCCTGCTGGACATTCTCGCAGGAAGCCATCGAGAACTACGAACACGCATTCTCCAATCTTGCGCACAGCAACCACGATTTCGGTCTGCCGATTATGTATGTCAAGGGTGAGGGCAGTGAGGTTATAGAGAACAAGGACATGTCCTATGCCTCAAAAATCATGTTCCTACCGTCGGACGGCGAGGCTGGCTTCCTTAACCGACAGGATGCGAGCAACGCCTACAAGGGTGAACTTGACAAACTGGAAGAGAGTATCTACAAGCAGTCCTTTGCCGTAAAGACTCCCGAACTGAAATCGGGCGACACTCCTGGCGTTGCGCTGAAAATCATGTATTCGGATGCGTTTGAGAAAGCGATGAACGATGCGCACGAATACGATGGTTGTTTGGATAAGATTATTGACATCTTCAACTGGGGCTACGGCATCGAGAGCGAGAGCAGGCTGGAGTTTATGAATACGAATATTCGACACTACATTGAGCCATACGTCCATAGCAACCTCACCGAGCTCACCCAAAACTTGAACACCGCAGTGCTCGGCGGTTTCCTTTCCCGTCAAACGGCTTCCGAAAAGTTACCCTATGCCACTCCACAGGAATGGGATAGAATACAACAAGAGAAACATGACGCGGATATGCACCAACTGCTCATTGAAGATCAAAGGATTGAAATTCAAAACGAGCATACGGTTGACCTGCAAGAAGACCTGTCGGAAATTCAAACCGACGCGCAGGTTGAAGTCATTAAGGCTCAACAAGACGCACAAAAGAATGAGGAGGGCGACAAGGACGAGCCAAAGGCAAAACAATCGAACAAGAAAAAAGGCTCGGTTGCAACAGGCCGTGGAGCAGGGCGCCCCAATTTGAGTGGCCGCGTCTACACGGAGAGTAGAAATTGGCAGGGTAGGTCAAACTGGGATAAATGGGATAACACCCATTAGTTACTGTTATTCTATTGTTTCCACTTGTTTTAAGTTGTTTCCAATAGTATCTTGTAAAACACGAAGTTTTTGTATATACTTTTGTAGCCAACAATAATTCTTTTGTTATATGGAAAATGAAATTTGGAGGCCAGTTGTTGGCTACGAAGGTTTGTACGAGATTAGTTCGCTTGGCAGGGTTAAAAGACTGTCACGCATTGGCACTGACTCAATGGGAAGAAAAATGCCATACAAAGAAAAGATTTTCAAAAACAGGATTTCCAAACAAACTGGTTATCCAAGTGTGAATCTTTCAAAAAATGGAGTTGTGAAAACCATCTGCGTTCACAAACTGATTGCAGATGCTTTCATACCAAACCCAAACAATCTTCCATGTATCAACCATAAAGATGAGAATAGGGCTAATTCCGTTCTATCAAATCTTGAAAGATGCTCATATAAGTACAATATGATGTACGGATCAGCACCAGAAAGAAGACGAAAATCGCTACAGGCTTTCTTTGAAAAGAATAGAAAAATTTCATCTAAGTTGTATGGAAGAAGCACCATTGTTTATCAATATACTTTAGACGGAAACCTTGTAAATGTTTTCCAGGGAGGAACAACTGAAGTAGAAGAAAAACTTGGGTTTAGTGCTGATGGTGTTGGTGATTGTTGTAGACACAAAAACCATTCCGCTTATGGCTTTGTGTGGAGGTACGAGGGCGATGAATTTTCGTTCAATAGAACATACAATAAAGGTAAGGATTTTTCTAAGAGAAAGCCATTGTCCCACCAAAAATATGTCATACTTCTTGACGACAACAACAACGAGGTAAAGCGATACAAGAGCGTATCAGAAGCAGGGCGCGAAAACGGTTTTGATAGGCATATGTTATCTAGAATACCAAAGATTGACGGAGTAGTAACGGTTAATGGTCTTAGGTTTATTGTTGAACAAAAGGAGAACGAGTATATCCCAAAGGGACGCAAGGGGCCAAGACCAGACCTCAAAGGGAAAGGGGCAAAACCTGTATGCCAATACACAAAAGACGGTGAGTTTGTCAAGGAATTTCCAAGTGCAACAGATGCGGCAA